TTAGAAGACTGGCAGTACAGATCAACATGGGCTGATGGAACGACTTTTACAGCCCATGAATTGAAGACGTTAGGCTTGAAAAAAATTCTCAGAAGAAGGAAAAAAGAAATGAAAGATGAAAATACGGTAGAGGTAGTTGATTTTTCAGAAGGCCCGAAAAAAAGAGGGCCGAAGCCTGACTATCCTGGGCCGGATGCAGATACCCCAGCGGCGGAAAACGTAGTTTCCCATGGTAAAGGCCGAGGGCGTAACGAGTGGCTGGATAAGAAGCTTGTAATTATTCAATTGGAAGATGAGCCAGCGGGTGTCCGAAAAGATAGTAAGCGGTGGCGCAATCAGCAGGTGATTCTTCAGTGCAAAACGGTTGGCGAGGCCCTTGACCGATTGTCTGCTTTGACGAGCCCCGGCAGCGGAGCGGATATTCGTTTGGCTGTCAAAAAAGAAATCATCAGGCTTGAAGCCCCTTAAGAAGGAATAGACATGAATCCGGAAAACGTAGAAAGTTTTTTCCATTGGATCAACGAGCGACATTTGATTTATCTTAAGAGGATGGCGGGTGTGCCCGCTCCTTGGACAGATGATTCAATATTGAACCGGTACAAATTCACGAACCCTTTTCGGGAAAATGATCGCGTAACTGTTTGGATGCGTAAAAACTGGACGCGGCCCCATGATGTTGATTCGTTGCCTTTACAGATCTATAACATTTGTTTGTTTCGCATGTTCGGAACCTCTGAGTTTGCAGAGGCGGTAGGATGGCAAACAGAATGGAAGCCCGAGCTTCTTAAATCTGTTGCGCGCCAACGACTGAACAACAAACAGAAGGTGTTCACTGGCGCTTACATCATCACCAACCAAGGGCTACGACTGCCCAAGGAAGAGGTGGTGGTGGATCTTTTCCTTGGCCCTGTGTGGCAGAACAGCGAACGTCTTGCTGGGATAGCCCTCCAAAACAATTTGGAGTTGATGCACAAGCATCTTGGCCAGTTGAAAGGATGGGGTGGTGGTGGATTCATGGCCTATGAGGCTGTGACGGATATGTACCACACCCCGGTTTTGGACCATGCAGAAGACGGAATGACTTGGGCTAATGCTGGACCTGGAGCCAAACGAGGATTAAACCGTATCCATGACCGTAATTTAACCAACGGTCGTGCCGATTGGAACCACGAAATGCAGGTTCTCCTTGGCCATAAAGATTACTACTTATGGGACATGGATACGTTTGAGGTTGAGGAAACCAGGGAGCTTTACCTGAAAAGCCCCCGGCCAACGAACCTTGTGAACATGCGATGCATAGAGCACAGCTTGTGCGAGTGGGACAAGTACGAGCGGGTGCGGTTGGGACAGGGCCGTCCAAGAAGCAAGGTGTCTTATACGGATGGTAACGTGTACCCGTTGAACTAGGAGCTAGATATGTCTGACACAGTAGTTGTGCATTTGACCAAGTGCGCAGAAAAAACGACTATTGCCAGTGCCAAGATTGCTAGGTTCCTTGCTGAAGCGCACGACTTACCTTTGGTAGATGGCCCTGGGCAATTCAAGAAGCAGTATCGCAACATTATTTATGTGAACAGCATGGGAGCTTTTGCACACGCAGATCTTCGCAGGGAGCTTGCGGTGCAGAGCCGGAACTGTGACCGGTTGATTTATGTGCAGAACGACTACAATGTTCACCCTATCAGCCAAGTGCAAAAAGTTGTGCGGGATGAAAGAGGTTGGAGCCATGATTTCCCCTTTACCAAGGGCGAGATTTTTCTTTGGGGAACTGTTCCTGAGTACCTTACCCGACCAGGGGATCTGTACCTTAACTGGAACCAGTTGACCTATGATCCGTTAACCCGTAGTAAGCCCCCTAGCGGCCCCCACAAGGCCTCAATATTTTATTGGGGGGCATGTAGGCCGGGGCGCAAAGACGCCTTTGCACGGCTTCTATTTGGCTGTTATGGCCATGCCCATATCCCTGTGGTTATTAGCTGCGCCACAAAAGTGCGAAACAAGTTTGAAGAAATTCCTAAAGAGTACAAAGACTGGATCTATGATCTGCCAACTGAAGTAGGCTATGTGAAGCCTTTTAAAAGTTTGAAAGAGCTTCAAGAGTACGGCTGCACCATCTACCTGGAAGATGAAACCAGCAACGACGTGTACACCAGCCCCGCTAATCGTTTCTATGAAGCGCTCAGTGCAGACCTATTCATGTTCGTAGACGATATCGCTGCGCACACACTCAAACGGGCCGGGTACGAAGTTCCCCCTGAGTGGGTTATTAAAACTCCAGCGGACATTAAAAATGTTGGTCTGCCTGTTCCTGTGGCGCAACGTAACAAGCAAGCCATGCTGTGGAAATACAAGGCAGAAGAGGGCCTAGCAGAGCTTCGAAAAAACACCGCCCTAGCTATTTCAGGGCTTAACTAAACCATTCAAAAAGTAAGGGTGTAGAAAGACCATGTTTACTTTCAACGTGCGAAATGTCAGTGAAGCCTTATACCTTGTGAACCAAAGTTTGCGGAACAACGGTCTTAAACGTGAAACACGAAACGGCCCAGCGTTAGAATTTCCAGCACCAGTAGCCATTTCATATAGAAATCCTAAAGAGCGGGTGCTTTTCTACCCGCAGAGGGATGCCAACCCGTTCTTCCATTTCATGGAGAGCCTGTGGATGTTGGCAGGGCACCGAGACGTTGAGTTTGTGCAGCGATATAACAACCAAATGTCGGTGTATAGCGACAACGGGGTAAATTTCCACGGTGCCTACGGCTACCGATGGCGAAACTGGTTTGAAAAAGACCAGCTTAAAACTCTAATACACCGATTAAAGAAGTACCCTAACGACCGCCGTTGCGTTTTGAATATGTGGGATCCTAAAGCGGACTTGGTAGAAGGGAACCAAAACGTAGACATCCCTTGCAACACCCACATCTACTTTAGGTTGGACAAAAGTAAAATTCACATGACTGTGTGCAACCGCAGCAATGACATGATCTGGGGAGCCCTTGGTGCGAACGCCGTGCACATGAGTTTCTTGCAAGAGTACGTTGCAGACATGCTTGGGGTAGAGGTTGGAACCTACGTTCAGTTCAGCAACAATTTCCATGCCTACTTAGAAACATTGTCTAAGCTAGACAACCTTGTGGCTGATTACGAACCGTATCTAGGCATAGAAAGAATCGCCACTGAAAAGTGTGGGTCTTCCGTTTACGCCGAGCCAGTGAGCTTGGTAACTGATGTGGATCTGTTTGATGAAGACTTGACGTACTTTATGACCAACCAAGAGCCCATAGTGCAAAGAGGTTACGATTATGTCAACCAAATCTTCCCAGAAGTAGCAGAGCCTATGCGCGAAGCGTGGGGTTTTTGGGAGGAGCATAAACGCTTGAGAAAACTTGTCAACACTATTTCAACGGTCTGTGAAATGGAGACAACCTTTTCCAATGCTCTTTCAGCAGCATCCAAAATAAAAGCACCAGATTGGCGCGTGGCTTGTTACGAGTGGCTGAAACGTAGGGAGCCTATGAGGTATGAAATTAAAAACAGTACCGCCGAGGAAGAATGGGGCTGTTCTAGCGCACAAAAACCCACACCCAAGAAAGACGCACAATGAGCAGTAAAAGTGAAATCATTGAAGTTTGTAAAACTCTTTCTGAAAAGGATTGGCAGGGCTTAGACGAGGCTGAAAAAAGCTACGGCGATAGCTGGCGGAAACGAGGGGGCGTTGGTGCTTTTATGATGCTAGCCCGTAAGTGGGACAGGCTAGAACTGCAAGCTGAAGCTTGTAGCTACGACATATTCAATGCTGTGGAAGGCGATAGCAGGGAAGAAGGTGTCCTAGACGATATCCGTGATCTTCGCCGTTACCTTCTGTTGGTAGAAGCATGGTGCCACATGCAGACAGTAGAATACGACATAGAGCAAGAGCCCTTAGACCCAGGAGAAGATGTTTAATGCAAAGGGGGGTAGACCATGAGGACAGAATGGAAAAACCCCTGTTAGCGACCTGTGAATGCTTTGCGGAAACTAAAAAGCTTGTTGTTAGAACGTTAAAAAATAGATGGCCTAAGTGCTCGTGCCACCGATTTATGAAGGTTGAAAAACAATGGCCAAAGACCCCCGGCAAATGACTTTCTTCGCGCCTAAAGGGGAGTGGGTGGCACCTACCGAGTATCCTGATCTTTCTTCCTATCGCACCATAGCTGTGGACTTAGAAACAAGAGACCCGCACCTTCGTGATCGTGGTAGTGGGTGGCCCCGAAACGATGGTTACATCATCGGGGTTGCCGTGGCTGTTTCTAACGAAGCATGGTACTTCCCCATCCGGCATGAAATCGGTCCGAACCTAGATGTAAAAAGAACACTGGGTTGGTTGGCAGAGTTGCTTAGTGACTCTAACCGTGAGGTGGTTTTTCATAACGCACAGTATGACGTAGGCTGGTTGCTTGCTGAAGGGGTGCAGATCAAAGCGGCAATACGCGATACGATGATTGTGGCCCCTTTACTGGATGAAAACCGGTTCAGCTATTCACTTAACAATTTAAGCCGAGACTACCTTGCTGACATCAAGTCAGAAAAGGGTTTGCGAGAAGCCGCCGCTGAATTTGGTGTGGATGCTAAAAGTGAAATGTACAAAATACCTGCGAGCTTCGTAGGGGCCTATGCAGAGCAGGATGCAGCGTTGACACTACGGCTTTGGGACCACTTCCAAACGTTAATTGTCAAAGAAGACATCGCTGATATCCTGGCCCTTGAAAACAAGGTTCTTTCTACCGTTATCCCCATGCGGCAGCGCGGAGTGCCCGTTGATATCAGCCGGGCGGAAGAGCTGAAAGGCTACTTCCATAAAAAAGAGAAGGAATTCTTAAAAGAAATAAAACGGGAAACGGGTAAGCATGTTGAAATATGGGCCGCTGCCAGCATAGCAGAAGCCTTTGATGCGATTGATCTACCCTACCCCCACACTGAAAAAACGAACGCCCCCAGCTTCACTAAGTTCTGGCTCAAGAACCATGAGCACAAAGTGCCCAAAATGATTGTGGAGGCACGAGAGCTTAACAAGGCTAGAACAACCTTCGTAGATACGATACTAAAGCACACGCACAATGGACGCATTCATGCAGAGCTTAATCAGCTGCGCAGCGATGATGCAGGTACTGTCACGGGGCGGTTCAGCTACAGCAATCCCAACTTGCAACAGATGCCAGCGCGAAATGCTGAAATAGGGCCGTTGATACGCAGCCTGTTTGTTCCTGAGAAAGACACTTTGTGGGGTGCGTTTGACTATTCCAGCCAAGAGCCCCGGCTGGTAGTCCACTACGGGAGCATACTGGGGTTCAATGGGGCAAGAGATTTCGCTGACGAATACAATAAGGATGTAACCACAGACTTTCACCAAATGGCAGCAGACATAGTTGGTGTTCCGCGCAAACAAGCCAAGGACATCAACCTTGGGCTGTTCTATGGCATGGGAACCAAGCGGTTGGCGATGGGGCTAGGGCTTGAGATAGAAGAAGGCAAAAAGCTCTTTGAAGAGTACCACGCAAAAGTTCCCTTTGTGAGCCAAATTAGCGAATACGCCATGAAACGAGCAGCCACCAAAGGTGTGATTAGAACACTGCTAGGCAGACGGTGCCGTTTTGATAGGTGGGAACCCACTAGGTACGGCCTGTACAAGTCTCTAAGCTACCAAGAGGCGTACGATGAGCATGGGCCTAGCATTCGCCGGGCCTTTACCTACAAAGCCCTCAACAAGCTTATACAGGGTAGTGCGGCAGACCAGACCAAAGCGGCGATGGTTGCCCTGCACGAAAACGGCTATTTGCCCATGATACAAGTTCATGACGAGCTTGACGTTTCTGTCTCCTCTGAAAAAGAGGCCAAGGAAATCAAAGAAATCATGGAAACGTGTGTGAAGTTAGAAGTTCCCAGCCTTGTAGATGCTGAGTTCGGTAAAAACTGGGGGGAAGCGAAACAAACCTTTGGAGACAAACCATGGACACGAGGGATAGCGGGCAACCACTCGGAGATGGAAACGTAGAAGAGCTGGCCGCTTGTATGAATCAACGGCTAGCCACTGGAGATATTCTTCGGTATCACACCGCACCGCAAGTCGGGCAAGGACAAACGGTTGGACAACACACTTGGCGCGGACTGGTGCTGTTAGATATGATATGGCCTTCTGCCCCTATGCAGATTTGGCGATACTTTCTATACCACGATGCAGCAGAGCTATTCACAGGGGACATCCCTAGCCCTATAAAATGGTCCAACAAAGCGCTCCAAGAAATAATCGCCAAATTAGAAGAGGATATCTGCGATAAAATGGGTTTGCCTTCAAAAACAGACCTACCCTTAGATGAGCAGCTTCTTGTAGAGATGATTGATGTGCTAGAGTTAATGTTTCATTGCGGGCCGCTTAGGACAACGGTGGCTAAAGCCGAAGAGATATATCAGGCGGGCTACGAAAAGGTCTGGAAGCTGAGTGTGCAACTGGAAATGATCCTACGAAAATCCAAAGAAAGCATGGCCCACCAAGAAAGAACCAGGAGTTTATTTATGATAAGAAAGCTTTTGGACGAAAAATGAGTGACAACGTAATTCCTTTTCCGGGCACGGTGTTCTACCGGCAAGAAATAGAGGACGTAACTGTTCTACAATGTCCAGAAAAGACCTGCGAAGGAACTCAGTTCTTCTTAGAACTAAAGGATGATCATAGAATAATTTGTACAAGTTGCTTCGCTACTTTTAAAGAAGGATGGTAAGAGCAAATAGCCCTTGTGGCGTTTATTCGGCTTTACTACACTATAAAAAGGTAACAACAAACGGAGGCCACTATGGGTAAAATGTCGCAAATACACGCTACGGCACAGCAGCAAACCGCGCTCGCGCCAGAAGACCCCGGTTTTGACGAAGAAGTTCAAACCATAGCCGGTGAGATACTGGCCCTGTACGCAGAGCAAGCGCAGCTAGAAAAAGCGTTGGTGAGGATAGAGTACGGCAATGATTTTGCCTACTCCACCCAACGCAAAGAAATAGATGCGGTACAACGCAAACTGCATGGTGTGAAAAAAGAAATCAGAACACTTCTTTAAAGCTCTTTGAGGGGGAGACCTGTAACCTCCATGAGCGCCGCCCCCGGTTCGGGCACTCTCAACGCTGTGATGCTTTTATCAAGTTGCCCTCAAATGTTAGTAACAACTTGATAAGTAGTTAATAAGGGGTCTCGTAAGTCATAGCCTGAAAATCACAGAACACCGGGAATTTCTCGTAGAAAGGGGAAACCATGAATATATTTTTTCTTGATGAAGACCCAAAGAAAGCCGCTATCGCCCACGGCGATAAGCACTGCAACAAAATGATTCTTGAAACAGCGCAGATGCTGTCTACAGCACATCATTTGTGCAATACGTTTGAGTATGCTGAAAAGCATCAGCTTTATAAAAAAGCCTTCCAAAACCACCCCTGCACTCTTTGGGTACGCGCGGCCAGAGAGAACTATGTGTGGACGCACCATTTATTCTATCATCTTTGCAGTGAGTTTAAATTTCGGCGTAAAAAAATACACGCCACGACAAGATTACTGCTGCCCCTGTGTGAAGTGCCCCCGTTCATAGCTGAAAAATGGGGAACACCCGTAGCGCAAGCCATGCCAGAAGAGTTCAAAAATAAGAATCCTGTGATTGCCTATCGCCAGTACTACAGATATAAAGTTGAACAAGGAAAAGTGGACTACAACTGGGGAAGAGAATCGCCCGATTGGCTAGAAAAAGAGCAGCCCATTAAAAAATGCCGGATCGTGACAGGCTTTGTTGAAGGAGAATATCCCGATGGATAAAATTTTCTTGATAATAGGGATCTTGTATTTTAATCCTGAGCAGAATTCTAAAATGTTCTCTATTCACGATCAGATACTCATGCCGAATATGATGCTCTGTAGCCAAGCTATGATTCACATAATCAAAGAACGAACCTCCCCGCAGATAGCGATGTGCACTGTGGTTCCTAGATCGTACACACCCCCAACTCAAAAACCTAGGATTCCCGAATATGGTAGCCCCAAAAATCACCCATAAGAATAGGCTAGAAGTCGTTGCCAATCCAAAAAGAGAAAAAGGTGTGAGTCCCGTTCAAGAGCGGTTTTGTCAGCTGTACGTTACACGGGAAGATCTTACGCAGAGCCAATGTGCGGTGGAAGCTGGATACAGCAATCGTAGCGCACACAGCAAAGCAAGTGAACTGCTGAACCCGAACCGATGGCCCAACATCACGGTGAGAATACGGGAGCTGAAACAGGAGCTTGGACGTAAGTACGAAGTGACCTACGAAAAGCACTTGAAAAAGATGGCAGAGCTTAGAGATGAAGCATTGCAGAACGGAAACTATTCCGCAGCGATAAACGCAGAAAAGTTTAGGGGACAAGCGGCTGGGATCTACATAGACCGCAAAGAAATACTTCACGGAAAAATTGACCAAATGAGTAGAGAAGAAGTAGTGAGAGCGATAAACGAAATGCAGAAGGATTTCCCCGCTCTTCAGGAAGTAGACGTGGATTTTAAGGTAGTAAAAGAAGGATAAAATAGTTGTTGTACGGCTTAATCGGCCAAAGCATAGTTATATTACTAAAGCAACAGCAACATAACGGAGCAAGCTATGCCCAGTTCTACCTTAAATGTACACGATGTCCAAGCCGTGGTTATAGAGCACTTTGACTACCCCGGTGCCCGAGGCGTTTACCTGCACATCAAGGCCGGTGGGCAAGAAATCCAAGTAACGTGCTTCAACACCGAAGAAATACCGGTAATGAAAATCACCCCTAAACCGGGTGAAATAGCTTGGGACGTTCGGGAAAAGGCGTTTCAAGAGTTGAATGCTAAGTCGTGTTCGGCCTAGTATACGCCCTTTTTGAGGGCATTGTTTTCCTCCTGGGGATGGGCACGTTACTCGCCCTTCTCTGGGTAATATTCACATTAATGCACGGGTGACATTATGAAACTGACCAAGAAGCAACAGATAGCCGTGGCCCGATTGAGTGAACGCTACGACAAGCCTTACAAAGAGTTGAGGCGCGAGGTGCACGCCACCATTGGCTCTGATCCGTGTGTCATGATTAATGTCGGGCATATGTGGCTGGGCATTGAAGAAGATGGCTACACCCACTCATGAAATCAAAGGCCACTGGCATCGCTGGTGGCCTTTGATTACTCGCCGCTGGAGGGGACTCTTCAGGGCTTACCTAAAGAATCGTCCTAAAAGGAAACCTGAACCCGGATATCTTGGACGCAAGAAGCACTAATTAGGAGGTTCCTATGTTGACAGGACACAAAGCGGAATTCTTGCACACCGACGAATTCACGGCTGAAAGACGAAAACGCATAGAAAATTCCACAACGAGATACGTGGTGTGGATTGAACTTGAAAATACCAACATGGTAGAGCTAGACGCAACTAACAAAGACCACGCTGAAAGGATCGCTCACCACTGGCTCTACACGATGAGCTCTGTGAGATCTGCCAGTTATCGGCAAGTCTCCCAAGAAGGCCGGATTAAAGGAAACGCTGAGAAAATACTTGACACCAACCACAACCGATGGGAAAACCCATGATCTTATCCGCTTTTCTAGCCGCTCTTTTCGGCGTGT